TTTTAATGCCAGAAACAATATCATCAATATTTAAGACGCCAGAAGATACGGTAGTAAAGGAGGCAGTAGCTTCGGCAACAAAACCATAGCTAAAGGATTCTTCCTCAACAGTAATTGTATATTGCTTCCCTTGAAGAGAAACAGAAACACTATCACCAACTCGCCAGTTGGTCCCACCAGAATTGAGTTTTACTTCAGAAGCATAAACACTTTTGTAAGAATAGGACTGACCATCTGGACCTTTCTGGGTATTGTTAACCTTAAAACTAAGATTTGCCGTAATGTTATAAGTTGGATGTGTCGAGGAAATGGTAAAGGTATCACCTACCTTCCAAATATTGTTGTCAGTCAGACTTGAGTCGGTATATCCAGTAACGGTAACATTTGAATAAGCGTAATTATGATTACCGTTATTATTACCATTAACTCGAAACTCAATCTTTATAGAAATTGTGCCTGTTGGCGTAGAGGCAGTAGCAGTGTGATATAGATAACTACCTGCTCCATAATCATTAGGATCACCAAGTGCAACGTTTGCGAATTGGATTGCCGCAACTTGTGAGCTATTTAATACAACAGCTGTTGGATATGGTATTCCTGGAACCGTAGTAGTGACAAGGGTAGGAGTGCAATTGGCAAGGATGCTAAATCCAAGAGCTTGCTGTGTGCCTGTTCCATTCTCAACATAGTTGCTTTGACCACCTAGGCTACAAGAATTATTATTAACCTCAAAAGAGCTAGGACTAATAGAGAGCTTAGTAGCCTTATAGATTTTTACTTTTTGATTGTTGGATGATTTAATAAAATCAACAGAATACGTTGTATCGTAACCGACCTCGTTAATAACAATTAAAGCTTCAGGATTATCTACAACTCCAGAGTTAGTTGACATCGTGACCACCTTTTCAGAGTTGGCGATCATGGTGTAATCATTAATAGTTAGCTCATGGATATTTAATGGATCACTGGCCTTGATATATTCAAGAGAATCACCAAAGCTATTAACGGTCTGTTCAGCCCCTGTGTCCGCATTCCAGACGCGTAGAACGCCATTACCCCCACTTTCGTAGGCAGCAGCTACATAGCGCTCAGTTTCGTCCCTGAAGATCGGAAACCAGTGACTTGAGGAAGGGATCGCTGTGCCGTTGTCTAGCTCAGCAACATACTTAAGAGGTGGTCTTTTTTTACAGCCAAAAGTTGGATCTAGGGTAATGTTACGAGCATCATTAACCTGACCATCTAGCTTTACGGGGTCAGGCTGCTGACTAATACCTCCTAACAAATTAGGAATTTTCTGTGAAATAGAAGCCATCAATATCTCCCAAGTGCATCAACTGGACGGAAGCTGGAATAAGTGAAGTTATTGGACCTGTCAGAGAAGATCGTGTAGTCACCCTGTTGAGATTCATACTCAATGCAATTTGCACGAGCCATTAACTCCTCACGCTCACCAAATTTCACTGCTTCCTGACTGCCAACAGTACGACCAGCAAAAACATTTGCAGCCCTAGTGGTCACATAGTTTTTGAAAGCTTCTGGCATGTCATCAAAATCGAGCAGCCATACAATGTCAGCTTTGATAGGTTCAGTGAAGGTAGATGTATGATTAACTTTGTCATACAACTTACCACCACGAATCACAACTTGAATGCGATCACGAGGCTGGGTATCAATTGAAAGCATGTTTGAAGTAACACCTATCTCTTTGGTAAGAGCATCAGGTGTAACCGGGTAATTATATTCAGTGTTAAAGGACCAACCCTCAGCTTGTACAGCACGGGTGATTTCATCCAAGATTCCCTCGGCGAGTTCGGCCAGGGGGTTACCACTGTCAAGCTTATTTAGTGGACTCTGGCCCACATTAGAGATAATTTGATTAACTGCGGCTAGTCTCGTAGCCTTTATAGTTGCCATTTATTTTCTAGGGAATGATGAGCCCCGAGGGGCCGAAGCCCCAGGGGAAAATTATATTTGTATCAAGCAGCTTGGAAGGAGCCAGCTACTGAAGTACGCAAAGAGGCGCATCCGAGAGCTAAACGTCCCACGACCAAATCTCCTTGGTATTGGACATTGAAGTCATTACTTGTGGTCTGGATTGATGGAGCAACAGCTTCAACAGTTCCAGCAGCTTCTTTATGAAACACCAGTCCGGCAAGATTGCTGTTATCAATCACATAGCTGTTATTTTCGCCAGTGACTGCAGCGTTAGCAGTCGCATCTTTACCGTACTGAGTTGCCAGTACGTTGGACTTATAGATACGAATACCAGCAATAGAGTAGAGACCCTTGCCGCTATTCATGTCGCCTTGAGAGTTTCCAATTTCGCGATTCAGGATTCCTGTATCGACGCTAGAAACCAAGGAATAGTATTGACGAGGAGAAAGGCAACAGGCCCTCCCTTCCTGGGGTGCTGAGCGCTCGTCGAGCACTGCAGCGGCTTCAAAGAAACCGTCAACAATTGCTTGAGCGTTGTTGGTATTACCAGAGCCAATGTTGACTTGGAATCCACCAGGCTCACCTGTAACAGGAGAAGCTTCAGTTGCTGCTTTAGCAAGTACACGCACGATGCGGTCATCGTAGTGAAGCGCAAGAGCCTCACCGATCTGCTTTGAGATCTCCGAGCGTTGAGAATATTGGCTCAAAATCTCATCTAGTCCATAAACAAATTGACTAGAAATCAACAAATCATCCATGATGATTGTCTTTTCATTTGCCTTGATTGCAGCATCAGCTACGATCGGTGTTCCAGGCGTATGATAGCCCGCACCGAGCTTACCCTGCATCAAGAACTGTTTTGATTTGCCGCCTCTAAGAGTATAGTTACGGACAAGTCCTTTGAAAATTGTAGCGGAGTTGAAGGCATTAAATACCTCTCCACTGAACAAAGTTAGGGCTGTTGCGTACTTATTAGCATAAGTATTTGATTGGTTGCCATTGACCGAGTTCGGTCTGGCCATTGGATAATCAGGAAAAGCCATGATTAGATAAAATTAAAAAAGTTTGTTTATATGAAGCTCACTTACGCGTATGTGTTTGTTGATTTAGGGCCATCAACTTGGCGCTAGCACCAAACGAGTTGTCTCGGACTATCCGGGCTCGAATGGCAGATGAAGAGAGGGTCCGACACTGAGGTGCCCTCTCTCCTGGCATCTAGGCTTTTCCGGTCCTAGATTCCGTAACCGTCCTTGGGAATTTACAAGGAAAAGTTTTTAAGCTTACTTAGTCAATAAGTATTGGACACCACGATAGGTGAGCTTAGTTTGTTTCTGAGCAGCCTTCTGAAGGCGTACTGCTTGCTTGACTTGAAGGTCAGACATTGGAATCTCCATAGGCTCAGGCCCCGTTCCATGCACTGAGTAGATGCGTCCCTAAGGGATGAACGAACTATGGAGTTACAAAAGGTCTTTTGACTTAGCCAGACGTGCTTCAACATCCATGCGATAAGCAGGATCTTGCGAATAAAGAGGATCAGCAATCGCACGAGCGAGCTCTGCTTGGCTCCTGAAGGGCTTAACACCACTTCCAGCAGCCTTACCGGTAACAAGCGGTGCCTCGTAGCCCTCAGCCTGCTTATAGCGACTAGATAGGGCTTCTACTGCGAATCTTGCAGCAGCAACGTTACCGTCATTAGTAATGCTGTTGAAATCATTGATCTCTTCTGAGCTCAAGTTCTGTGATGCCCAAGTAATAAGCTGTGAATAAGCCTCAGCACCACCAACAGAGTTTTGGATGTCTCGTACCTGATCATTAGCAAGTTGCTGCTGACCGGCCTGCTGGTTCATATGGGCCTGATATTCAAAATATGAATTGATCAGATCCTTTTGATCCATGGAAGAAAGACGTTCCATGGCTTCATCAGACAAAGCACCCGTGGAACTATATTCCTTAGATAACTCAATCATATAGGCAGCGCCTTCGCTGAAATCTACTTCTTCGGCTTCTTGCTCCCCTTCGGTTTGCAGCTCTTCTTCGACCTGCTCATCTGTAGATTCGTCATTAGGAGTACCTAATTTCTTTTGAAGCTCGTTATATGCTTTAAGAAGATCATCCTGTGACTTGAACTTACCAGCGATGAGAGCTGGTTGCTCCTGAGAATCTTCCTGCTGTTGAAGCCGATTATTACGATCAGCCTCATTCATTTCAGCGATCTTTTCGCCTTGCGCTAGTGCGTTGGCTTCAGATGCTTGTTGTTCAGATGTAACACCCTCGGAAGGGTCAAATTCGATAGTGGGCATTTAGTTAGACGTGGTGTTTAACCCGCCAAAGCTTGGACGGATCTTTTTATTCATTGTGTATTTGCCAGCCGTAGCTGACCCTCGAACAGAGGGCTTAACGGTATATTTAACTTTAGGGGCTAAAGGTTTAATAGGCTCTGGCTCCCAAGCATCATTGAGCTCGGGGTTGTCTGGGTTATTCCCCTTGAATTGGCCTTTGGGGCTCCGTGCCCTCCTCTTCTTCTGTTCCATTTAATCCTTGTTGTCCCATCATTTGTTCTGCCATAGGAGACTTGGCTAATTGCCCCATCTGTCCCATGATTGATTCTTGTGTAGCTTGCTGTTGCTGAGCTTGCTGTTCGCTCTGTAGCTCTGCCTGTGTTTTAACCAAGCCAACTACATCGATTCCACTTGCAGCAGCAAGACGTGAAATAAATTCTGATGGCTGGATGTAGGTTTGGAGAGCCTGTGGACCCATGCTTTGACCAAGGGTTTGGACAAATTCCATAAGGGATTGTTTATCTTGACCACGGCCAACACCATTAAGACCAGCAACAACAGTTGGCATAACCAAATCTTTGGGCAATGAAGGTAGTTGCTTGGCCTTACTCATGATATAGAGCTTACGAGACAAATAAGGTCTCAACAATTCTTGAGTTAGATTTCCGAAAATTCCCCCAAGTTGCTCATTTAGCTCCTGTTGAACGGCCATGACTTCGCTGGCGGTTGTGCGTTCAGACTGTCTAACTGACAGAATCAAGAAAGCATCAGACAAACGCTGGTTAAGTAATACGATCATCTGTTGAACAGTTTGGAAGTCAGCAGATTTACCCACCGATACAACTCCAACGTCCTCTGGTCGGCCCTGGATAATCGCCCCAGAGCTTGCTCTTGCTAATGATTGAGGTTTGGTAGTAGCAGAAGGTGACACCAAGAAAATAATCTTGGCACACGCTGCTGAACCTTCTACCATCGCCTTCATGAGTTCATTGAGAGCAGCAAGATCTCCAAAAAACTCCTCAACGCGACCACGACCGTATGACTCATTGTCCGCGACATTGAATCTTAATGGGGTCCAGGGAGTGTGCTTTAAAGGTGAACTAGATTCACTGCCTTTGATAATCTTGCCATCACATTCCTGATGCCATTTAACTTGATTACCGACATACCTAACGAGAGTAAACACTTCAGCGTTCTTGCTTCCGTATGCTCCAGTTGCTACTCCTAGCTTAGGACCGTCTTCACCAGGGCTATTGGAGTCAGACCCACTCATGTCAGCCGTTGTTGCCTGGAACTCTGGACCGAGCTCTTGGCGGTCTACGAGCTCTCTTGTGACTATCTCTGTAACCTTGCCGTTACCATCACGGCATACAACATAACGATCAAGAGGAAAAGCACGTAGTGCATCTTTACCTTGAAATAGTAAGCAGTTACCAGTAACCACAAGGTGTTTCATAGCAACATGAAGAAGTGAGCGATCACTTGTTTCATTGATATGTTGCATTACAACCCTCTCCATCTTATTAAGAGAGAGGTCGATTTCAGAACGAACTTCAGGGCCTATATCAGGCATATTCTGAAGTTCGGCATCATTAATTTGTAGCTTAAAAAAGCTTGTATTGATAGGGAAAAGACTCAACATCATTTTTGAAGCCAAAACGTTGACTCCTTTGCTGCCTTGCGATTGCCAAGGCGTCGGAAGTGGCTCACCATTCCCATGACCGTCCGGGGTAAGGAGGTAAGGAAGGGTGAGTGCCGCACAACGACGACCCATCTCCAAAAAGTCTTCTCTCTCCGCTACACCAAACTGATACCGTGCTTGTGCGGATGATTTCATATTAAGTAGGGATATTTAAGCCTGTTGAAGATTTCTTACCTTTACCAGAACCAATGGAGCTATTTTTGTCGATTGTTAACTTTGACCCCTTAGAAGCCTTTTTCTTACTAGCAACAGAGTTAGTCTTAATCGTAGGCTTTACATTGTTATCAACCAATGTAGGAGGTGCAACTGACATATCAAAGACCTCGTTGACACCTGTACCAGGATTCATTGGAGCTACAGCATCACCAGGAGCACCGGGCTTGGGAACGCTGTAAAACATATTTTGTCGAGCTTGAACTGGAGGTATTGCAGCAATACGTGCTTGCTCAGCTGCAAAGTCTCGCTGCTGTTGCTCCATTCTTGCTTGGTCTTCCTTCGCCTGTTTGCGGTCTCGTCTATACCGACGATCCATCTCTCTTTCTCGTTCCTTGCGCTCGCGTTTGTCACTTTTGGACTCTCCGCCGCCGCCACCGCCGCCGCCACACATAAGCTATTCCTCAATTAGTTGGTAGATGTAATCAATGACCGCCCGTTGACCGGCACGGTACATAATGTATTCGTAAGTATTAGTTGGTATTGGATTTGTGGGTGGAAATGCTTCCTCCAAGACCCGTAAGAGAGCCTTAGTACTGGTGTCATCCATACTGCGGTAAATTAATATTCGAGGTCTCAAAAAACGCAGGCATTCTGGATCGCTGTGTGTCAGCTAAGCCTTCCGCCTTCCCTCTTGAGTAAAGACTATCTGACTGCTTTAGCCAAAAGTCCTTATCAAGGTACTTGTTTTCATTTGTGCCTAGTAGATCCATTGCCCACAAGACTGTTGCCTTTCGTAGCTTGTTTAGTCCTTCAGTTGATGAGAGACCAAGATCATGTGCAACCATTCCATGGAGAGCGACATGGGTCTGTTCATCTCGGCTAATATCACTCGCTAGACTGCGAATCGACATGTCTCCATTGAATCTAAAGAAGGGTAGAAGTACAAAGAAAACTGACCTTTCTAGGATCGCTGTCTTAAGGATTGGGTGCTCGGGTGCAGCAAGCCAAGCCTTACGAATTGCCTGGGCTTCTCGCTCTGCGGATGCATCCACACCATGAGCACGAACGACAAACGACAAGCCAAGATCATGCTTGTCCTCATCCAACATGTTTGATTGAAGGGCAGGGATAACTCCGGGGTCATTTGGCAGGTCTTTCTCTAAGCCTTGGGAGAGCATCTCCTTAACGGGAAGCTCTAATGTGCGTAGGGCTAGACATCTTTTAAGAGTGGCCTCTGAGCCCTCTACTAGCACCCCCTTGTCTCCCTGAACGGGAGTCCAAGAGCGTTTGCGGTTAAGTATTTTTGTATAGCTACTCAGCGCAGCTGGAGCAGAAGTCGTTGTCATCAGAAAAATCAAAGATATTTGCGTAGTCCTCATCCATAATCGAACTCACGTCGTCTTTCCTCAATGTATCTGGGCTGACTTGTAGTGCGTAATAGAGTGATGTCTGCGGACTGTTAAACCAGTCCTGAATAAATTCCTCGTCATAGGTGACGAAATCGCTCCAATGGTTGTATGAATAGCCATGGAACATGCCTGTATTTTCAAGCAATTGGCAGATGCCGTTTGCAACTGCCTTGTAATTTTCCCACCCAACTTCACTGGCGATTTCACAGTCTCCATAGGAGAAGCTCTGAACGCCGAAAGTTCCTGAGTCACGATCTACATTTCTGCTGATAGGTGGGGCGATCTCAGGTGCTGTTGTATTTCCCTCAAGGTCAACGTATTGGTATGAACATGATGCTGTAGGCGCGATTGTAAATGCCCTGTCCATGCCATGAGCACGAGCAACATTAGCTGCATTGTTAATAGCACTCCGCAAACTACGAGCAATACAAAGTGCCGGAGTCCAGGCAGCTGATTCATCGTCAACGAGTGTGAGTGCTTCACCAAAAGCGGCATAACTTACTCCATGGATTGAAAGGAAATTGGCAAGTCCAAGCATCCCCAGACCAACCTGTTTATCTTCTGATGGATCGAGATA